GGATCAGGCTAGGAGATATGTACAGCAGGAGACAAAATTCAGAAAACAGGAACAGGATTCCTATGAAGCCGTAGGGATGATGCAGGGAAAACAAGCAGCGGCAATCCATTTCATGAAACAGAACGGTCTTGCTAACAAGCAGATGCTTGAAGATTTTGCAGCACTTCAGTCATCCCAAACCCCGGATGAAATGGAACGGGAAGCAAAACGAATGAAACGAGAACGTGAGTTAATAGCAGAGAACGCACGGTTGAAGCAGGGTCGGGTGTCCCCACAGTCTTTCGATAACAGTCAAGGGGCAGCGGAAGTAACAAGTAACCAAGATCGTTTATTAGAAGCATATATTAATGGCGATAGGTCCGAAGCGGCTGTAAAGGCCGCCAAGAGAGTCGCTACAGGCAGCTAAAAGGAGGTGCTAGATGGCACAAACAGCTACTACTGGTAATCTGGAAAATGCCCAGAGAATCATTATTTCATCAGCCAGGTATACAGAGGAGCATAACGCTCCAGCCATGAACCTCATCGAGCAATTCACATTGCCGAAGGGTTCAAAACAGGTCACAGTCCCGAAAGTGGCCTCAATGGATATGTCCGATCTCGTTGATGGTCAAGACATCATCGATGAGGAAGATATCGGGATGACCACGGTGGACTTAACCGCAGCGGAAGTTGGGGCTAAGATCATCATTACAGACAAACTCGCACGGCAAAGTGCAGAGAATGTCTTCTCCATCATAGGCCGTCAGTTAGGTGATGGCATGGCAAGGAAAAAGGACAAAGACGTTCTCGCACTCTACAGCGGTTTCAGTACAGATATCGGAGCCGCAGGCAGAAGTATGAGCCTTGCCAACGTATCCGCAACCGTGGCATATGCCAAGGGTAACAAGTTCGGATCACAGGTCTATATCGTACAGCACCCGTTTGCTGTATGGGACATTGCCAATACGGCAGTCACAGCTTCTGCTACCTACCCGGTACCACACGGATGGTCTGAGGACCTACTGGGTAACTTCTTCAGCGGTTTACGCCCAATCAATGGGGTAGCTATCTTTGAAGACGGGAACATTTCGATTGACTCAAGCGATGACGCTATCGGAGTCTGTGCAGACAAAACGGCATTAGCCGTACTCAAGAGCGTGGACACCAGAACTGAGCGACAGCGTGACGCTTCCCTTCGGGCAACCGAGGTAGTGATCACCGCTGACTACGGTGTGTTTGAACTTGATGACTCCAAGGGTGTCGCATTAACATTGGACGCAGCTACACCTGCAACATCTTAATTAGGAATAGGTGAAACAGTATGGCAATGACTACTAAGGAACGTACTGAATTACGAGAGGAATTGGTTGGTCAGGGGTACTCCTGGAACTATATTGACGAGTGGCAGCCGAAGGTCACGCTGTACCGCCATAGGGAAATGAAAAACCCTAAAGGTGAAGTGGTGAGCGAGGCTGGTACGAAGGTCGAAGGATTGCCAGGGAATCCTGATTATATAACGAGAAAGGCGAGACAGGGGTTATTGCAGTGGCCTCCGACAGATTCGTGTACCTGTAGATGGTGTGCGGATAGGAACAAAGCTGTGACCCCTGATACCTCGGAAACGCAGGAGAAACCTGCCGTAAGTTTAAGACGGGGAACGAGGATAACAACCCCTCGTTTCACATCTAGTTAGGTGTAAAGATTGCCGTGCCTAGCGATATATTACCAACGGCATTCGCAGGACGTAGAGCCTGTTAAGGAGAATTATTATGGCATTTCCGAATAGTATTTTTTTAAGTTATGGACAGGAAAAGGTTGAGACTGAAGAACAGAAGCAGAAACTCGGAACACGAGCACAGCTTCCTGACGGAAGAGTGTTCTACTATGCTAGATGTGGGGCTGCTGCTATCACTACCGCAGGTATGATTGTTGATGCGGCTGCCGCTTTTGCTATAGCTGCACATGACATGGATGTTCCTGCTAACGCCAATGCTGTAGGCACAACAGCCGTAAGTGTTGAAGTTCCTACTACTGACTTGACGAAAAACCAGTATGCAGATGGGTATCTGATCTTTAATGATGGACCAGGAGAAGGTGAGGTGTATCGAATCAAGTCTCACCCAGCCCATGATGCGTCTGACGATAATACGGTCAGCATCACAATTGATGAGCCTGACGGATTAAGGACCGCTACTACGACATCATCGCTTTTTGGTATATTTGTAAATCCTTATTCAGCGGTGAAAATCATTGATGGTGACGGAACTATGGAAACCGGTGCGTTGGGTGTAACAACTATACCTATGACAGCCAATTACTATGGCTGGATACAGACTGCTGGTATCGGCAGCGTTGCTATCGGTGCTGCGGTTGGAGTCGTTGGAGATGGTCTTCAGATTTCCCAGGCATCTGGTGAATCTGGACGAGCAGAACTCTATGACCTTTCCGGTGAAGATGATATCCAATCCATAGGAACAGCAATTGGTATCCCGTCAGTAGACACTGACAAGCAAGCGTGTATGTTAACCATTCGATACTAGGTGTAATAGAATATGATACAGGAATTATGGACTCCGAAAGGGGCTAACTATTCAGGTGTAGCCCCTCTCGGAAGGAACGCAGAAACAGGTGGTAGCATAGTCAGGCATAAGTTCATGCTGAGAGCCAAGGACAGGTTCGGACGGGAACATAAGACAAGGGTCGAGATCCTTGCCGATGAAGATACCAGTCAGAACCAGATCGAAGAAATGATGGGCAATGCAGCCGAGAGTTTCATGGAAGAAGTACGGACGAAGTATACCAAGCGACCGCCTACACAGGATGAAAGGAAACAGATAGCACAGGCTCTGGAAGCGTTCAGGGTCAGTGCTACTAAGCGTAGAGGCCGTACCAATTCGGTACGGTACTATCAGAAAGTGTGAGGAATAAGGAAATGGAAGTACAGGTTAAGACCGAGGATATCCAGGCTGTGATGGCAGGTAATCCTCAGATGACTTTACAGGTAGAGAATCAAGCACTAAGGAGATCCCTTGGTGAGCTGGAAGAAGAAAACAAACGGCTTACTGATGAGTTGGAGAAACTCAAGAACGGTAAAAAGGAGAAATGACTATGCCTAAAGTTGGCGGAAAATCTTTTCCATATACAGACAAAGGCAAGAGGGCTGCCCGTATAGCTAAGAAAAAGAAAAAGATGGGTAAGAGGTATTAGTATGGCAGCAAAATTTACTGAAAAACAAAAACAACAGCTAAAGGATCCCAAGTTTGCTTTATCACTACGGGCAACGAGACCGTTACAGGCTGCAAAACCAAAGCAAAATCCTATAAAAAGAACTGCTAAACAGGTGAGAAGGAAGTGATATGCCAGCTATACAAGGGAGAACCCGTGAACAATTACGACAGCACATAGGCCGTGCTTTAGGGGCTGTGTATGTTTCTGCTGCTACATCAAGTGGAAGCACATCTACGCTTCTTGATAACACACTGGTGCTTGGGGGAGCTGATAACCAGATAGGCAAATGGATACGCTTCACAAGCGGTAGCAATGATACGCTTACAAGAAGGATTACAGATTCATCCATTAGTAGCAATGTCACCACTTCAACCTTCATGCCTGTAGCAACAGCATCCACGGCATCGGAATCCTACGAACTATGGGATAGTGCCTACAACCCTGATGATATAGATGACTTCATCAACCAAGCTATTATTTCCTCTACAGGATGGGTCTATGATCCCATTGAAGATATAACCTTGCATGGTGATGGGCACCAGACACGGTTCGATATCCCAAGCGGTATCTCCATGATATCCAAGATCGAGTACAGGGAGAAGGTCAGTAGGGTGCGTATCCATGCCTGTGGTACAACCTTTGACGAAGCGACTACTGCGTATGCTGCTGATCCAAATTACTACACTCAATCACTTGACACCAATGACAGGAAGCAAGGCAGTCAGGCACTGAAGCTGGTGATAGCGGCAGGAGCATCTGCTGGTGAATTTCTTTCAGATTCTATTACCTCTCTCAACCTTTCCAAGTACGATACCATAGAGATGTGGGTTAAGAGTACCGTGGCAACCAGTGCAGGGAACCTCAAGCTGCTTCTTGATGACACCGCATCCTGTGCATCCCCATTGGAAACACTTAGTGTCCCAGCCCTCAGTGCGGATACATGGACATTTGTACGGATGTCTATGGCAAATCCGGAGACTGACACGGCTATCATATCTGTAGGTCTTGAGTATGACTCCGACATCGGAGCCGTTACTGTCTGGATAGACGATATCGTTGCTGTAGCCAGTGATACGGCTGAGTGGACAACACTCGACAGGCGTAACTGGAAGATCGACAAGGAAGCACGGAGTCTTATCCTTGGGCGTGACGGTCACGATGCAGTGGGTTACTCCCTTATGAAAATCACAGGCGGTGATAAGCCTGCATTGATGACAGCGGATTCAGATACCACGGAGATACCTGAAGAGTACGTGATAAACCAGGCAATCACCTTTGCTTTGTTATCCTCATCCGGGGGACCAGGCACAGATCCTGATTCAAAGAGACAGCTCTCCGCATACTGGGCAGAGCAGGCTACAAAGGCACGCAGGGCATTCCCTATGCTGGCTAATGTAAGGGTCGTGGACTGATGGCGAACTCTGTTGTAGAAGAAAATGAGGTGTACCTAAACGGTGTGTACTATCCAACAACACGGCCAGTACGGTCAACACTTGCTTCTATTTATCCGGCAAAAATAGTCATAGGTGATACCAGTAAGGATTCACAGCTACGGTCATCCATCGTGGCGTGGTCTGACTGGCGTGGCGGCATAGGAATCAACCGCATGGAAGGTGCAGGTGATGTCAACCGTGCGTGGTTCAGTCAGTGCCAGCTCCGTTATAAGAACCATCTTGTCCTTCCTGGTTTGGTAACAGAGACATCAGCCCCTTCGCATAGCCTTACTGATGCTACTATTGGGGCAATCAACACGCTGGATGGCGATGTGTATGCGTTCTGGAACGGGTCAGTATCGGAATCCCCGAAGCTGTACAAGTTTGCCAACGCCAGTGATAGCTGGGGTTCTGAATTAACACAAAGTGCAGCAGATCAAGTAACAGATAGCGTTATATACACAGCTCCATCAGGAACAAGCTATCTGGTATTTGCTCATTATGATACGAATGGAAGCGGCATCACGTACAGCAGTAATGGGTCTACTTGGAAAACAGATACTAACCGAGGTGCTCAGTTCGTCACAGTATGGGATGAAAGATTATGGGCTATCACAAATGCTGGGCAGTTGTGGTATATAGCAGGGGATCTGGATACTGACAGCAGCGTGGACAACTCCGAGGTTTTGGATGCCATGCTTCCAACCCCGGACGGAACCGTAACCAAGCTGTTCGTAGCAAGAAATGCTATGGGGCTACCTGTTATCTATGCAGCGACCAAGGAAGGATTGTTTATGCATAACGCTGACAATGCCATGTTTGAGGCTACGCAGATGACATTTCCCACACACCCAAACAATGGGAAAGGAACAGCAACATGGCGTGATTCCGTGTACATTCCTTCAGGGAATGCTATATACAAGTATATCAACGGCAACAATGCCGCAGTCATAAGCGTGGTTGGACCAGATCGTGATGACGGATTGCCGTCAGATAAGCGTGGTGGAATCCATTTACTTTCAGGAACGCACAATGAATTGCTTGCAGGGGTGGATGCGACCACAGCTCCGTCCACTATTTCATCAACATCTATTCCGTACCAGTGGCATAGCACCCAAGGCTCACCTGTTATAGCCCCGGATACAGGATATAGCTCCATACTTGGATACAATGACATGGGGTGGGAAACGAAATGGCTATCCAGCACATCAGGTAAGGGACTGGATTCCATGCACGTAACATCGGCATATGATAAGTACCGTGTGTATTGGGGACACAATAACAAGGTACATTATATGGCATTGCCATCGGACATAATAAATCCATCGCAAGTAGTTGAGTTTGCTTATGCAACCAGTGCTATCCATGAAACACCTTGGTTCAACGCAGGCCAGTCCGAGGTGGATAAACTGGCACTCACCCTACGCATAGAGGCACAGGACCTGAGTGCTGCTGACAAAGAAATCGTGAAGATAGAATATGCTACCGATTATAACGAATCGTATACCACGGCAGTAGCTACCCTGAATTCCTCAACAATGTATGCCCAGACAGGAGTGGGTGATGGAAGCTCTGGCACATATACCTATCCCTTTGTAAATGCCGGTACTGAGGTTCCAGAAGGCATAACCTTCAGGTCAATAAAATTCAAGCTCACCCTTGAACGGGATGATGATGATACTACCGGGCTTGAGAAGTTTAATACCCCTGATGTGGTATCACTGACCTTGTCTTTCCGTAAAAAGATCCCTGCCAAGTGGGGACATACTGTGGATGTAGACCTTACGAGGGAGTACAAGGGGAATGTACCAAAAGATTTAAGATCGAATCTTGTTGATGCTATTGAATCCAAGACGCTGGTGGAGTTTACATTCCGTGATGACAGCGGAGGCACACGCAACTACTATGTTGATGTTGTTGCTGCACAGGGAATGGAATTTACAGGTTATGATGAAAGAGGATCTACGACTATTCAGGTCGTGGAACCATAGAATAGGAGAATAGAATGCGAGTAGACCAAGGAACAACCAACGTATCATCGGCTGGCACAGCCGTCCAAATGAACAATGTGACCAACAGGGTAAAGCACGTAATATTCAAGGCACTGGCAGGCAACTCAGGACTTACCTACGTTGGTGTGTCTGATGTAGCGGCAGCTCTTGGATATGAACTATCAGCAGGAAACACAGTGGAACTGAACTTCGGTGAGTTCGGAGGATCTGTCCCGGCTAATGTGTTCTATGCAGATGCTGCCAGCAATAACGATAAAGTGTGCTGGATTATGATCTTGGAGGGGTAATGACTACACAAGCACAGGTACAAGTCCCCAGTACATGGGAAGGATCAGTGCCGGAGTATATAGCCTATCAGACATTTGTCCAGTTAGGGAAAGAACCTGGTGTAGACTTTACCTACCAGTCACC